GTACTGTCAAAGGGTGCTGCTTGACGAAGGGTTGATGTCTTCATGGGTTGTGTGGTAAAGGACTTTGGTGGAAGGATTGTGGGATGAGAAAGATGCGAATTCTTGTGGCTTGCGAATACTCTGGCCGTGTTCGCGATGCTTTCATTCGGGGGGGGGGGAAGCAATGAGCTGTGATCTATTGCCCACCGATGTGCCTGGGCCACATTACCAAGGTGATGTTCGCGATGTGCTGGACTATCCTTGGGATTTGATGATTGCCCATCCTCCATGCACCGATCTGTCTGTCAGTGGTGCGCGACACTTTGAAGGCAAGCGTTTAATTGGTCGCCAACAGGCCAGTGCATCATTTTTCATGATGCTTGCAAATTGCAACATTCCTCGCATTGCAATTGAGAACCCGATTTGCATCATGTCCAGTTTGTGGCGCAAGCCTGATCAGATTATCCAGCCGTGGCAGTTTGGTCATGGCGAGACAAAGGCCACCAGTCTGTGGCTTAAAAATCTGCCATTGCTCAGGCCAACAAACATTGTCGATGGCAGGGAACCGCGCATCCACAAAATGCCACCTAGCGCAGATCGATGGAAGTTGCGCAGCGAGACATTCTCAGGAATTGCGCAAGCAATGGCTGACCAGTGGGGAAAACTTCCATGCTGAGAGACTATCAACAGCGCACCATCGACGAGCTGTACCGATGGTTTGAGGCTGGCAATCAAGGTAATCCATGTCTGGTGCTGCCGACCGGCTCAGGCAAGTCGCACATTGTGGCTGCGCTGTGCAAGGATGCCTTGCAGAACTGGCCAGAGACTCGGGTGCTCATGCTGACCCATGTCAAGGAGCTGATCGAGCAGAATGCCGAGAAGATGCGCCAGCATTGGCCTGGTGCACCGATGGGCATCTACAGCGCCAGCATTGGTCAGAAAGACTTGAGCGAGCCGATCACTTTTGCTGGCATCCAGTCTGTGCGCACCAAGGCCGGTGCGCTTGGCCACATCGATCTGGTGATCATTGACGAGTGCCACTTGGTCAACCATAAGGACGAAGGTGGCTATCGCAAACTGCTTGGCGAGTTGAAGGCCATCAATCCACACCTGCGCGTGATTGGCCTGACTGCCACGCCTTACCGCTTGGGGCATGGCTTGATCACCGATAAGCCTGCGTTGTTTGATGATCTGCTCACGCCTGTCAGCATCGAGGAGCTGGTGTTCAAAGGTTATCTGGCCACACTGCGCTCCAAGGTCACCAAGGCCAAGCTGGATGTGACTGGCGTGAAGAAGCGTGGTGGCGAGTTCATCGAGTCCGAGTTGCAGGCCGCTGTGGATACTGACGACAAGAATCAGGCCGTGGTGCATGAGGTCATGGGCTTGGCCGGTGAGCGCAAGGCATGGCTGTTCTTTTGTGCTGGCGTGAAGCATGCCGAGCACGTGGCCGAAGTCCTGCGCCAGCATGGTGTGACCGCTGAGTGCGTGACTGGCGAGACACCAAAGAAAGAGCGCGAGCGCATGCTGGCCGACTTCAAGGCTGGCCGTGTGCGTGCGCTCACCAATGCCAATGTGCTGACCACTGGCTTTGACTATCCAGACATCGATCTGGTGGTGATGCTGCGCCCGACCATGAGCGCCAGCCTTTATGTGCAGATGGCAGGCCGTGGCATGCGCGTGAAGTCGCACACCGATCATTGTTTGGTGCTCGACTTTGCTGGTGTTGTCGAGTCGCATGGTCCGATCACCAATGTGCAGCCGCCCAAGAAGGGTGGCGATGGCAATGGCGAGGCACCAGTCAAGGTGTGCGATCACTGCGGTGAGTTGGTGCACATCTCGGTGATGCTTTGCCCTTCATGCGGTGAGCAGTTTCCTGAGCCAGTAAAAAAATCGATGGTGTTGCGAAATGACGACATCATGGGTCTGGATGGCCAAGAGCTGGAAGTGACGAGCTGGACATGGCGCAAGCACATCAGCAAGGCCTCTGGCATCGAGATGCTGGCCGTGACTTACTACGGTGGCCTGAGCGACACACCGATCACCGAGTATTTGCCGATCATGCACGAAGGCTATGCAGGCCAGCGTGCAATGAGCCAGCTTCTGAGCATTGCCAACAGCGCCAGCATTGTGCCTGGTGGTCTGAATGTGAAGACGCTGGAAGACATGGTGCAGAACATGAACAAGGCCACGCCACCAGAGTGGATTGAGTATCGCAAGGACGGAAAGTTTTTTAGAGTGATCAAAAGGAGCTGGGAATGAAATACGCCATCAGTACGAGCTACGGCAACGACAGTGTGGCCATGATTCAGTGGGCCAAAGAACAGAATCTGCAAGATGTATCTGTCATCTTTGTTGATACCGGATGGGCTGCACCAGGTTGGCTTGATCGCGTAAGTCGCCTTGAAAGTTGGGTTGATTCAATTGGTTTTACGCCAGTTCACATTGCATCAGCCGTGTCTTTTGAGGAACTAATGCTTCGGAAAAAAGGTTTCCCAAGTCAGCGTTATCAGTGGTGCAGTGGAATTTTGAAGGGTCTGCCATTTTTGACTTGGATTGATGAGACAGACAAAGAAAACTCAGCCATTGTGATGATTGGAAAGCGTAGGGAAGAAAGCCAAGAACGAGCAGATACACCAGAATTTATTGATTCAAGTGAGTATCACGGTGGTAGAAAAATATGGCACCCACTGTATTTGCATACCGAGGCAATGCGAGATGAGCTATTGGCGCGTGCTGGCATTGACAAGTTGCCACATAGAAGCAAGGAGTGCTCACCTTGCATCAATTCAAACCGAGACGACATGAGACAACTCACTGAGGCTGATATTGCTCGCGTTGAAGAACTTGAGGCAAAGGTCGGAAAGACAATGTTTAGGCCAAAGCGCCACGGTGGAGCTGTTGGTATCCGCAAGGTTATTGCATGGGCTTATGCAGAGCGTGGAAAGTATGACGATCGTCAAGATCAAATGTTTAACCAATGCAGTAGTGGTTACTGCGGATTTTAAGGAGTTGGGAATGACAGTTGAAGAACAAATGAATCGAATGCACAAGCTCAAGGTTTGTGATGTGTGCAGTCGTGAGGCTGATCCGCTTGGTGGTGTCAAGGTGCGCACCAAGTGGCATTGCGCTCGGTGCTGGGTGAAGTTGATGCAAAGGGGTCTGAAATGAGCCGACCACCAGAGCCACAATTCTTGGTTGACTACCGCGAGTGGATCAAGGCCGGTCCACCGAAGTGCTGCCACACCTGCGAGATGTATGGCACAGATGGCCTGTGCACCGAGTTCTTCATGACACCACCAGCCGAGTTTGCTGCTGAGGTGGATGCCTGTCCTAAGTGGGAGCCAGAATGTCCGTTTTAGACCGTATACCCACCGAGCATGAGGAGCAGCGCGAGCTGGTGCGTTGGTTTCGCCAGACTTGGCCAGGCGTGCGCATCTTTGCCATTCCCAATGGTGGTGCTCGCAGTCCGGCCACCGCTGGCCGTCTGAAGGCCGAGGGTGTTTCCTCTGGTGTTCCTGATCTGTTCATCCCTGCTTGGGGGCTTTGGGTTGAGATGAAGCGCACCAAGGGTGGCAGCCTGAGTACCGAGCAGAAAGACTGGATTGCCTATCTTGAAAGTGTGAGATTCTGTTGTATAGTGGGAAAAGGTGCTGATGATGCCAAGGGCAAACTTCAGGCCTTTTTTAACCAACACAAGGACAATTTATGAGCACACGCATTTATGTGGTCACCGATGTGGAGACCAATCGCCACCGCCTGATTCGCGCTGGCAACCAGGCACAAGCAATTCGCCATGCTGCCCAGACTCAATTCGACATCGAGGTGGCTGGCCAAGATGACTTGGTCAACTTGCTGACCAATAACGTGCCAATTGAGTTGGCCGGTGTTCCTGCTACCGCTGACATGTTCGAGGATGTGATCAATGCTGGAGGGACTGACTGATGAGCTACGACCAACTTTCAAGAGACTACGAGCCAAGAGACCCTTACAGCAGTGCCGAGCAACGGCAGAAGGGTATTGACTTGGGCCAGTACGCTCATCACATGGCGGAGAAGCAGGCATACATGCGTGGCGGAGCCATTCCTGGGCCCTCAATCGAAAAGGTTCGCCCTCAAGGGAACGTGGCTCGCGAATTGCAGCAGTACGAGAAACACCTCAATGCGTTGATATGCGTCATTGACGAGCTTGATCGTCGTTTGGCAACGGCAACTATTCCGCAGCCAGAGACAAGTAACACGCTACGCGGATCAGACCAGTCAGGCTCTGCCTTGGCCAGCCAGCTCAGTTCTTTTAACAACATGCTGGCACATCAAATCAACCGACTTGAAAGCATTTATCAGGGGGTCGACCTATGAGCACCGCAAAAATCAAAGATCGCTACATGACGATCAGACTGCCTGCCGACATTGAGATCGAGCTGCGCAAGATGGCCGAGCGCAACACGCGCACTCTGGCCGCGCAGATTCTGCACTGCGTCAAGATGGAATTGGAGCGCCAGCAAGCACAGGAGACCAAGGCATGAAGAAGCAGATTCACATCAGCATCGACACGTTGATGCACAAGTGGCCAGTGTTTGGTATTGGCTTTTCTGGTGGCGAGTTCTTTGTCTCGTTGTGGCTGGTGGATGTTCGCATCTGGAGAGGTTACTGATGCAAAAAAAGAAGCGCCAGCAGCGGAGGAAGTACTACACCATCATGGATGAGATGATGGCCAGTCCAACTGAGCCATTGCCTATTGAGCACCGCACGCACCAGCTCACCATGATGTATGGTGGCTTGAATGCTATGGAGACAGCGCCAACACCCACCACGGACGACTGGCGTGTGGTTTCCGATGCGGTCAACCTCATGGAGACGCTGGTGCTCGACATGAAGGTCTGCGAGGATTCTGGTGGCCTGCTGATGGATGCTATTACCGCTTTGGCGGTCGCTGGCAAGCGAAACAGGGCTGGTGGCACCATTCGTATGGATGGGGCTGGAATTCAGGCTGTACGCGCCCTTTTGCGCGACTATGCCGACCTTCTGGAAGTGTTGCCTGCTCGGGTGATGATTCGTTGCCACCGCTTGACTGAAAAACGACTGCATGACCTGCTCGATGGCAAGCGCAGGCCGCATGATGTAGAGATAACTTCAATGTAAGGGTTTGTCCCTATAAATAAATTGTGGGACTTCGTGGGAAATGCCTTATACTGGAGGCCTACCAACCAACAACCAGCAAGGAGCTGACCGTGAACAAAACTTATACCGCTTATGTCGCATCTGATCTTTTCAATGCAGGATACTCATGCGATGGTCATCCATTCATCGCAGAACAGTATTACGTCATCATCGAAAACGCAGCTGGTCGTCGCTTTCGTCATACAGCAATTTTCAACGGCACTCAGGAAGTTGTTTGCGAAGAGTCTGGCGATTCTTATTTTCCCGATATGCGTCAAGAAGCATCTGCCAAAGCCGAGCGTTTAGCAGCTCGTGTTAACGCTGCCCTTCAGTCTGATCAATTCTTGTCTCCAACATTTTGGGAAGAAATTGATCCTGCTTACGGTTCTGACGAATATGTTTATCAAGGCACAGAAGCCAAACGCTTGTTTGCTGAGAAAGCCGCAGCTTAATCACCAAAGGGGCTTCGGCCCCATCTTTAAGGAAAAAACCATGAAAAACTCAAACTTTCAAACACCAAGAAACTTTGCAGACTGCACTTGGGTGCAGGGCTATGGCCGCACAGAGCCGCTTTGGGAGCGTGTGGCTGGCTATGTTTTGGCCTTTGCCATTGGCGTTGGCATGGCCTGCCTCTTGGTCGCCTGGTGGTCGTCATGACTAAAGACGAAGCATTACGCCTTTCATTGGGGGTGTTAAAGCGAGCATCTGACGCTGGATACAGCATTGAATGTGAAGAAGCCATCACCGCCATTAAAGCCGCACTAGAAGCGAAGGATGAGCCTGTGGCGCAACCAAAGGTACGCACTGGTAATTGTTTGCGGGTGGGTGTTTGTGCATCAGAAGGCCACAAGATTCAACCACAGCGCACATGGGTAGGGCTGACGGATGAAGAAATTGACAAGGCATGGCGCAGTGTTGACTACACAGTTCCTTGGGATCAGCATCGCATTGACATTGCCCGAGCCATTGAAACCAAACTCAAGGAGAAGAACACATGAAGTACCCATCTTATTGCTGTCAGAAATGCGGTGAACTGATTGGGTGGCTCGGTCGAGTTATGCCATTTCACAAATGCAAGGAGAAGAACACATGAACTGCTGCGACGAATACGGCAATTGCAGACAGGGCCGTGACTGCCCTGTGCGCATTGCTCGTGCTTCTGAGCCTTTATTTTTTGAGCGCCTTCTTAGGCGCTTTTCTTATTGGCTGTTGGTTGCCATTTTCGGCCTGCTGTGGATGGTCTTTGTGGTGACTATCGTTGCCAATTATGCGTAAGGTCTAGTGCCAGCCTTGTCAATGATTAGCGCCTGCTTGCGTGGGCTGGTGTCTTCGCTGTTTGAGATGCTGATATGGGTCCAGCGGTCAAACTCACGAATGATCTGGTCGTAGCCAATGCCACTGGCCACGATTGCTTTGACCACATCGTCAGGTGTCATGCCTGGCACTCGAAAGTCACAAGCGCAGCCAGTCCGGTGCTGGCTGGAGTCTTTGCTTCCAACCGCATCATTCACCTTCTTTGTGCGCAGGCCTGAGCTGATCATGATTGGCTTGCCATTTAGCACCACCTTCACTTGCTCCAGAAAGTCTGCCAGGCGCGTTAGGTTGGCCAGCTCGGTGTCATTAGGGCTGTTGTCCCAGCCATTGCGTTCTGCGGTCTCTGAGGCCGTCAGTTCTTCGAGTGTGAAGTGAGGTGTGAGGTTCATTTCATGTCCTTGAGTTTCTGGATTTCACCACCCTTGTCTTTGGAGCCTTGAGAGCTGCCACGGTGAAAGTTCAGTACGGTGCCACTCATAGTGATCAGTGAGCCAAGGGCCATGTACACCAGTTCTTTGTTGGCCTCTGGCACGCCCTTCATGAATGCAAACCACGCCAAGAATATGGTGGCCGTGACAATGCCAATGTCGAGCGCGTAGGCCGTGTTCTTGGCCAGCCATGATGCGTTGGTGGATTCCTGCACTTTTGCGTTCATGTCGCGTGCGCTGTCAGTGTTGGCGTTTTCGAGTTCTGCCAGTTTGATGTCGTTAGCCATCTTTGCCAGCTCGCCATCCTGCGCCAGCTTGGTCAGCTCCAGTTGCGCTTTGGCCTTGGCTTCTGGGTCAGGAATCAACTTGTCAATGAGCTTGCCGCCCACGTTTAGGATTGCGTCGAGTGCGATCATTGTTTGCTCCTTGAAAGCATGGTTGCTGCAATTTCCATCATGGTTCTTGTCACCTGAATGTCGGTGGGTTCATTATCCCAGCCTACAGTGATTTGACCAACAAAACGGTTTGGGTCTGGTGGGATGCTAATTCGGCAAGTATAGGCAACCCCTTTGGCGATATACCACAAGCCCATCTCGGATTGTGCTGATCGGTATTCACCGCAAGGAATCTCGCTGGCCATCAGCCTGACCACATCCGCATTGTTGGCTGCGTTCTGGGTGAACAGGCCAACATCAAGTCCATCGTTGGTTTTGTCCCTGCCTTCTTTTGTGTAAGCACGATATAACACTCGCGTTCCAAACATGGGGTTAACTTTGAACACGGCCACAACGGTGGCGTTGGTGGTTTTGAACAGATGGGCGGCTGCGTCTTCCACCCTGTCCTCAACAATGCTTGGCATCTTTTTAGACTCTTTATATGCGCCCATCAGCAACTCTTGGTTCTGCCAAACAAAGTAGCCAGCAAAGGCAAACACCGCCATGAGTATCAGTGCAAACAACTTGAATGGGCTGTCTACATAGGACAGCACTTTGCTCAATATGTCTGATGGCTTTTCTTCGCTCATAGTCCAATCATCCCAAGTAGTTTATTGACAACCTTATCGGCAATCTCGTCTGGCAAGAATTTAAGCAGGCCAAGCACCCACCAAACAATGCACAAGCGCACGAAGATTTTGAGGAATTGGTCAAATTGCTTTTGATACTCATTCATCGCCCACAGCGCGTTCTAGCGCACAAGTCTTGTATCTCAGCAACTCCCCAACCAACTGCACCAAGAAGCATCACGATTACGACAATGCCAATGGCCCATGCCATCTGCTCGGCTTCTTCTTCTTTTTGCTTCTTTTCTTCTTCTCTGGCTTGTCTGGCTAGATGCGCGTCTTCAATGTCCATTTGTTGCTGGCGCTTTTTAATCTTGTCCCATACATCGGCACGACCAGTGGCCTGAAATAGCATCATCAATTCAGCCTCGAAGCGCTTGGCCTCATCGAGCGCCATCTCAATTTGTAAGGCTGTTCCAAGGTTTGACTTGTTGCCAGAGCGCTTGGCTTCCACCATTGCTTTGGTGGCCACGCTTTTGGCATCAAACATCTTGGCGATAGATGGAGCCAAACCAGCCAGGTCATTTGCGACCTTGCTGGCTTTTTTGACTACGCTGATTGCACTTTGTAGTCCTGCTAGGGCTGTAATTGGATCGATCATTTTCGCTCTACCTTTTTCCACTCAAGGCATACTACTTTGCGATTGAAAACATCACCGGTCCATGCCCATCGGACGCATCTATATTCAGTTGATGAGGCTTGCGATAGTGTTAAAACCATCGCAAGTACATATTTCAATGCTTCCAATAATTCAGCAGATAACCGATCACAGCAGACACACCAGAAACGATGGTCATGCCAAACCAGAGGCCTCCACGACCTTTGTTGGCCAGCGCCACCAGTTCTTCGAGCTGGCGCTCGACCTTGTCCATTTTCTTGTCCATGTCCTGAACTTTTTGCCAGAGCACGCCATATTTCACCGGATCAAAGTTTGTATCATCGAAAGCCATTTATTTCACCAATTATGAAACTTGTGTTTTTGCAGCTTCTTGTGCAGCAACATACGCAGCGATCACTTCAGGCGTGTGAATAGATGCTGCAATTGCTTGCACTTTGGCATCCTCAGCACTGTAGTCAGCACCAGGCACGACAACGTGGCGGTGAAACTGGCTGATGATCTCCACGCCGTCTTCTTTGATAGCGGTCTTGGTGCGAACTTGGATTGAGCCGTTTTCAATGACTTCAATCAGATCGACAGAGATAACTTTTTCAAGCATGATTAGCAATCCGCAGCGCCAGCAAACTCTGGCAAAGTTTTCAAGTGATCGTAGGCTTGCTTAAACGGGTTACTGCTGTCAATGCTGTAAGCACAAGAATAATAGACTTCGGAAAATGAAGGGTTGTCAACGCTTGCGTAACTGCGAACGGCAAAGTTCATTTGTTCTTTGTTGGCAAGCGACAGATTTTCCACACGATGATAAGCATCAAGTGCCGTAAGACCAGTGACTGTTTTTTTGGTAAGTTTGATAGCCATGATGAAGTCCTTTATGCAATATATGTTGCTGAGAATGCAAGATACTGACCAGTGCCAGCGCCAAATGTCAGGTTTGTTGATCTATCAGTTGCAAGGTAAAAATCAATTTGAGTTGATACTGTAGTTGGCGAAGCGACAACTGGCGTAGCCCCAAGATTTTTTATAGATACGGGGCCATAGCCGTTTGCAGTTACAGCGCTAAAAGGCAAACCAGTAACTCGGACATTTCCTGTTGCGCCTGTTGTGTTTACATTTAAAAACTCAACACTTACAAAAACTTGTCTGCCGATACGAGTCCAAACTCCAGTTGCGGTGACGGGCGTTGTTGGATTGGCTGTGCTTCCCGTTAATGAAGCAGTCCATGTGCCTTCATCGTAATAACTCAATACAGCGCCATTAACACCGCCACCAAACTGGATGCCACTAAACTGAGAACCCAACCAAAGGATTCCAGCTTTATTGTTGATAGTGCCAGTCAACGATCCAATGACAGTCACGCGCTTGTTGTTGAAATCATAGACGGGTGATGCTGCTGTGTAGCAGTCAATCAATGTCATGTTTTGACCATACAGCAAGCGAATGTCGTAAACAGATGCACCTACTGAATCACCATTTCGTGTGCAGTTAATCAGCGTGCAAGAGGTTGTTTCGTAACCCGCACCAGAGGCAAAATCAAACAAGTTGTTTGTGTAAGTGCCGCCCGAATCCCAAAACGAAATGTTTTGCCAGATGCAAGATTTAAACGAGTCAACATAGAAACCACCACCTGGGCAAATCTCAAAGTTGATGTTTCTCCACACATTACCAGTAAGCCAAATAGTGCCTGTTGTGACAGTTGTAATTTGAAAAAATTGAACTGTTTTAGAGTTATAGCAACGCAGATTTTCAAAAATGTTTTCGTTGAAAATTGTGCCGTTTGCAATAAATCTAACACCCGCAACAGTTGATGTGGTGGCGCAATACCAAGAGCCACCGCTAAACTTGGTGTCATACACGCCACCACCAAAACTGGTGTAATCGCCATAAATTAGTGACTTTGAAGGATTTAGCTGAACCATGTCCACATTAGTCACAAAGCAAGTTGTGCAACCATAGACGATGTTAATGCAATGCCCTGCGTCAGCATCGCAAGTAATCTTTAAATCCCGAAAACCACTGTTTTGTAAGAATTGCGTTGTGGAAAAATGAAACGCATCTTTATTGGTTCCAGTCTGAGAAATGATTGAGTTACGGCCATTACCGAACAAAATCAAGCCTGTTGTATACACACCAGTGTCAACAACAATTGTGTCTGTAATTTTGTAAGTTCCTGTCGGAAAGTAAACCGCACCGCCAGAAACTTTTACAGAATCAACAGCCGCTTGAATTGCTGTTGTTGAATCAGCGGCCCCAGTTGGGTCTGCGCCAAAATCCAAGATGTTGGCGACAGCGCCTTGGATCATTGAGTAGGTTGCTTTTGTAAGTGCCATATTGATCAATCTACAAAATAAGTTGCGGTTAAAGAAAGACTGTCGTTTGCAGCCCAAACAAATGGTGATGCTGCTGCCATGCTTATATCTGTTGCGGCGGCTATTGGGCCTGTTCCCGATGTTGCTGCGTTATAAATTGCGGCGTAAGCACCATACCACCCAACACCACTTTTAAACGCAGTTCCGTTTGCGGCAAAGAAGCGGCTTGCGCCAATTGTGCCTGTTGTGAAAGGATAGCCTGTAATACCAGTTAAAGTGGCAACTACCGATGTTGAACCCAAAAAGAAACCATAAGTTAATGTGACTTGTTTGCCAATTTTTCGGTAAGTTCCAAATACAGATCCATTACCAACAGTCAACCCTGTAAATGTTGGCGTAAAAGTACCTTCTTCATAGTCAGCAAACAACTCACTTGTGCCTGTTCCTGGTGTGGCAGAAAAGTCAATGCCTTTGCCTGATGTACCGATGACTAGGTTGCCAGTGCTTAATGTTTGATCGCCAGTGAATGATTGAGCTGCATCTGTTCTAGCAACCGTAAAATTAGCATCTGGTGTGGTCATCACTCTAGTGGCCGCAGCAGTAGGCCCAGTGACTTGCAAAATACCTGTTGTTGCATTTGCCCTAATGTTCCGAACAGTTAGATCATTAGTTGCAACTTTTTTGGTTGTGCTACTTTGAACAATCGGCAAAGTTTCTGTACCAGCCAATGGCGTGGTAGCAGAGGTTAGTGCTGATATTTTGCTGTTAGACATAACTAATTTTTGAGTTAACGTTTTTAAGCAAAATCAAATTAAAAATTCAATTACAGATGTAAATGGTGGCGCTTCTGAGAATGTAACATCCCCACCAGAAAGCGTGTAGGTGTTCTGATTCTGGTACACGCCATTGATGAAGATCAGGCTTGGCACGAATGGCACAGCAAAGACCGTTTCAACACCATCGCCTGTTTCATTGAGGTATAAGTTGCCGGCCGAGCCTGGGAAAGCGTTTCCATTCAGCGATGTGTAGACCACGCTGCCTTTTGAATCCAGCACTTGAATGCTGTAGTCGTCTGTCACGTAGAAACGTGCAGGCGTTCCATTGCGCGATGGATATCCATTGAGTGTGCGAATTGGCTGAGGTGCAGGAATTGTCTGTGCATCATCCCAATAAACTGAGATTGGATTGACTTGTGGAGACAGATTGACCACACCAATCCAGATGTAACCATTCTCCAGCGGCTGGCCATCAGCGCCAGCAAATGCTGGATACGGTGGTTTGACTTCAATCGTGGACATTTATTGGTTCTCCTAGTTGAATTGTCGCTCAAGGTTGCACTTGTGGCAATGCATTGAGGGCTTCATTGATCTTGGCCTTTGTGCGACCCTCTTGTCGCATTTTAATGATCTGACGTATGCCAGATGCCACTGGCAATGGTAGGCCAGTAAGTGCACCTGTGGCTCCTGCCTCTGCCATTGCTGCCAGAAGCGTTCCTGCTGTGCCAGAGCTGTTCACCAATGTGCCTGGTGGCACTGTGGTGACGTAGCGCACGACATCATCAAGGTCACGCACGATCTGTGCGTTTTTCTTGCCAAGGATGACATCAAGTCTGCCATTTGCATCGAGTGCTTGCACAGATTGGTGCAGCTTGGCTGGAGAGATCAAAGGACGGTCTTGCGAATCCATGCCCATGCCTTTTGTGGCCTCGTCTCTGAGATGGCGAACAGTGGCACCTTGCAACTCTTTGAAGGCTTGCTGGCCATCGTTTCCGCTAGTCAAAAGAACACGCTTCAAAAACGTGATTTCCTCTGGTGACGAGTTTAGGATGGACTTGCGAAAAACCTGATCGGCTGCGACCTGTGGGTCTTCCATGCCTTTTCGATTTTTGATAAGTCGAGCAACAATGGCGCGATTTTCAAACTTGCGTGCTTGTTCAAGGCGAATTTGACGAGCCTTTTTGTAGAGATCACCACCAAGGCCTTCTGTCTCAACATCAAAAGCTCGTTTAAGGCTTCCACCGTGGAACTGGTCTGCACCTTCAAAACCAGCACGTTGGAATGTCTGGCGCAGGCTTTCTGCTTGGCGCAAGGTGATGGGCTGTGCCACAAGCCTTCCGTCTGCGTCTGGGACTGCCGCACCGATTGCAATGGCTTTCTGTTGTGCTGCCTTGAGTATCGGAGCCAAGTCGCCCTCTGGAATGTTCTCGTTGATGTAGTCCACCACGGTGTTTAGGGTGACATTGTTCTCCAGCTCGCCTGCTTTCTCGGCTGCTTTGTAAGCTGCGCGAGTTCTGTTCTTGGCTGCTGTCAGTCCCTCAGTCAGGGACTTGACGACTGCACCTCCTGTGCTTGACAAGTCCATGAGCTGGGCATCTGTCATGTCGACTAAGGCATCAAAGTTCTGCAAGGCTTGCAGATTGTTTTCCTCGGCACGTTGGCGCAATGGGCCACCAAGATCGCTCTTGATCTGTTCCTTCTCGAAAGCCAACTGCTGGGCATCTCTGGTGGCCGCACCTTTGGTAAGGGTGACAGGCACTGGCAAGCCTTCGGCTGTGGTGGTTCGACGCAAAGCCTCTGGTGTTGCTGCTGCACCTGCTGAGACACGCGCACCGGCTTGCGCTGGCGCTGGTGCTACCTCCATGCCAAGAGTCTCACGAACGGCTGTTGTGGCCGCTTGTACTGGCTTGACAATAGCTTGGCCTGTAGCGGTGGCTGCCCGACGACCTGCTGCGCCTGCAATCTGACCTGCTGCGCCAACGGTCGGGGCTGTTGTGCGTGCGGCTTGCATAATAGCGCCTGGGGCTGCGATTGCAGGCAGGACTGGTGGCAAGACGTTGGCTAATACTTGACCAACGGCCTGCACCTGCTCTTGTCCAGCTTCTGTGCGTGGTTGATAGGTGAGCGCCTGCGCACCTTCGGCTGCGGCCTTCTCGACCGCACGCATGGCTTCTGGTGTGCCAAAGTTTCCTGACAGAATTTGCTGTGATAAGCCTTGCAAGGTTCCAGCCAATGTGCCAAGTGTTCCACCGACTGCACCAGTGCCTAATGTCAATGCTGTTTCACCAGCACCAACAATTTGTTGTCCAATGCTTGGTTGTGGTGTTGGTGGTGCAATCTGCTTTTGTGTGACTGCCGTGGTTTCTTCTGCCTTGGCAAGCTGGTAGGCCTGTGCCACGGTGTCAAACTCAGGAGTTCCGCGTTTTGCGGAATTCTTGACAATCCAAGCTGCGTATTCGTCGGCTGTTGCCATTTATTGACCTCCACGCAGGATTGCGTCAGCCTGTGATCGAATATTTGCTGGTGCAGCTGTTGGTGCAGCCACTGGTGCTTGATTGGTTGGAATTTGAGAAACAAGTTGCTGGCGTCTTTCCTCTGCAATCTGTTCTGGTGATCGATACTTTTTCGATACATCACTGACGATTCGTTGAGAAAAGTCATTAAATGTTTCACCAGGCTTTGTTGCATAGTCGCCAGCAACAAATGTGTTCTTGGCACGTGTAAGCGTGCCATTGTTCTGGGCAAGCCAGTCGGTCTTGGCGTTGTTGATGGATGCATCAACATCTTGCAACTTGGCCATTCCTCGCAAGAAGCTCGACAAGTCACCAGCAGATGCATTGTCGCTTGGAAAGCCTTTCATGGCCATTGCAATGTCTTTGTCGGTGGCTGGGCCTGGTGGCAAAGACTTAATGGCCGCTGTGTTGCGAAGGCGTGTGTATTCTTGACGCAGTTGTGTCATACCACCTTGGAAACCTGCGCCCTTTTTCAAGAAGTCTGATGCGCTTGAGAACACACCATAACCACCACCAGATTCATCGAGGCGTTTGGCCAAGTCATTGAACTGTTCAGCAGATTGCTTTGATGTTGCAGCCAATACTGCGGATTCGTTGATCAGTTTGCGTGTGTCTGCTGGAATGTCATTCAAATTTTTCTGAATGTCTGACATTTTTGCAGCAACATCTGCGGCTGTTTTTTGAGTGTCAAGATTTAAACGTGCAGAACGATCTCCAATTTGGCTGCGCAGATTGTTGATGTCCCAGTTGGTCTTGTTAAGGCCTGCAATCTCGACTTGCTCTGCATATTTTGCTTTAACCTTAGCCGCATTTGCGTCTGCTGTTGCTTTGGCCGCATCTGCGGCTGCTTTTTCTGCTGCATTGGTAGCTGTTGCTTGAGCTGTAGTTGCCTCGGCAACTGCTTTGTCTGCCGCTGCAATGGCTTGTGTCAATTCTGCTGGTGCTTTGGCTTCTGATCGAATAGTTGACAATGCTTTATCAACATTAGCGAGTAAATCTTTACCACCAGGAAGAACGGCAGTCATCACTCCAATTGTTGCTTGAGCACCAGCTGGATTAATCTCAATCAACTGTAAAGAATTTTCAGTTGCTTTGGCATCCTGTTCACGACCAGCATTTCTATATGCAGTTGCTTGTTCCTTGAGCATGTTTTTTGCAATGTCAATCTGACCAGACTTTACTGCTGAATAAACTTGAGCTGCATTGCGAAGTGAACTTTGTTGTTGATCTGCTGTAAGCATTTCGAAAGATTTTCGAACACTATCAGCTTGATCTTTTGGCAAGAATGCAGAGGCTTCCGCATAGTCTGTAGCTGTTGCATTTGGATTTTTAAACAAAGCTGACAGTTTTGTTTGTGCTGCCATTGCACGCTCACGTGCCTGTGCTTGTGCCTGTGCCTCTGCACCTGCTGCACCTAGTTTGAATCCACCGATTGCTGCCTCAAATGGACTTTGCACCTCAACTGCATAGTTGATTGGTGCTTGGAATGGGTTAATGCCTGCCATGTTGTTTTCCTTTTAGAACCCGAAGCCTACGCCAGCCTTGCCACCTGCACCATACTGGAAGCCCAGCATTTGAGCAGGTAGATTAAAGAGCTGACCATAAGCCTTGGCTTGGCCAAGTTCGCCACCGGCCAGAGCCGCACCTTGCTGAGACAGCAAGTTGGCCACGTTGGTGCCTGTCTCCATGCCAGCAGCGCCAACACCAGCAGCAGATCGCTGGCCTAGTTGCGTCATACCACCCAAGCGACCATATTGCTGCTCAATCAATGAGTTAAGCAGTTGAGGACGGAATTGAGCTAGTGCACCTTGGATATTGCCACCACGCAGGCCACCAGTGGCCGATGCACGCTGAAGCAATGCTTCTTCGCCTTGGCCAGCAAGTGCTTGGAATGTCTCACCGCCTGTGATTCGCTCAATGGCCGCACGTTCTGCCTCTGGACCTTTGAGGCCAAGGAATGCTTGCTGTGCTTCGAGTGCTGGCAGGCCTGCCTCGGTGTAAGGCTTTAGCAATTCACGCATGGCATCAAATTGCCTGCGCTGTTCTTCAATTCCTGCTTGAGCCGCACCGGATTGAATGCCTGCGGCTTCGCCAGCTGCGCTGGCCTGCATTGAACTTCCAACAAGTTGGGTTCCACCAACAACTAGGGCTGTGACTGGATCAGGCATTGCCGAACTCCTTCATGTAGTCTTCAAATTTCTCGCCATATAACTCCATGACCAGATGAGCATTTTTTGTGGCAAAGCCTGGGCCATGCGTGAGCGATACGGCCATCAAAATCAGGTCATAGTAGCCTGCACGCCAGACAAATGATCTGGCATCGGCATCACCTGCACGCTCGGCATGATCAGAGGCTTGCCACTTCATGATTGCTGTTGCCAGCAATGGCACGAGATGATGGCTGTTTGTGATAAAAAATTGGTTCTGGTGCATTCCCACCAGTGTGTTCCAGATGGTCGCATTCAGGTCTTTGCGCTCGACCGTATCGCCATCGGCAATATCGTCAAACACCTGAATGGCATCGTAAACCATTACGAGCCATTCCACGACTGGCGCAGGCAGCATGAAAACCCTTTGCAGGTTCTCTTTGAGCCATTCGATACCAATCATGCACAACTCCTATTCAGGGTGAGCTGCTGGCGGCCCGATAGACTCAGCGGCTCTATTTTCCCACATTTCAGCATTTGGTCAATCTTCCATTTCAAATTCACGCTCTTCCCATGCCTGGCAGACGCGCAGGTCGTGGCAGATGAACTCGAATTTGGTGCAGTAGCCACGAAAACCAGCATCGGTGTCCCACTCATTGCGTGGGATGCGCTCCATCTTGGCCTGTGTCATGGTGCTGTTGTCGTAATACTCGCAGTTCGAGCAGCGACGACGACGAGACTCTTTTTCGTCCACTTGCATGGCTTTGCCTACAGCGATCCAGTAGGTCTTATTGGCCGTTGGCTCGTTGCTTGGGTTTTCTGGGCCGAGCATCCAGTCATCGATGGCGATCTGGGTGTTTTTTTTGTTCTCGGCTGTGGTGATGAATTCTTCCTCCATCGGCAGGCCCATGAAACCCTTGGGCATCATCATAAATTTGTCCATGCTGTTCTCCTTAAGTGATTTCGCGGCCAGATGCGCGGATGGTCAGCGATGTGGCTGAACTGGCAATAGTGGATATGAAACTACCGGACTCCAGCGCTTGACCGACCAGCTCGGGACAGGTATAGGTCTCATCGGGTGCAATGGCGCGAGTGTCCATGATCAGGTTTGATGCGCCAGCCGTTCCTCCAACAGTCACCAAATTGACGCTGATGGTCACATTTGTTGTGTTGGTATTGGTGATCGTGAATTTGTCAATGATCGCCTTGCAGTTGGTTGCTGTGTACTGCGTAGTTTGGGCATTTTCGGCCTGTTTTGGTGGGATTAGCACCTTGATTGATACAGTCATGGTTTACTCCAAAAGAAGGATATTGTTCGGGATGTATTGTGTCATCAGCCAGTTAGTTCCGTCTGACACAAGTGTCGCAGAGTCACCTGAACTTGCCAAGAGAATCGACGTTCCAGCAGCTCCACCAGCCAATGGAACGACATTTGATGATGCTGAAACTAGTGTCTGTGCCTGGTAGTTCTGAAAATGCAACACTCGGCCTGAGTAAGATGAAGCCGCAGGAAGTGTGGCCGTACAAGTCGATCCAGACTTATTGTTGATCAGCCATAACTCAGTGGCCGCAACCGTAAAGTCAGCTGTCTTTGTGACTGGTGCAGACACCGATTGTTTGTTGTTGAATGTGTTCCAGTCGGTGCTGGACAGATAACCATTGCTGGCCGTACCAGATTGCGTGATGCTCAGTGTTCCAGCGGAGTAGGCCAGTGGTGCGCTAACTGTAGTGGCTGCAAGCGCTGTGCCATTTCCGTATAGCAGGCCAGAGATGCTTGTCGACATGGTGATCGCAGGCGTTGTCGTAGCCGTGGCCACAGTGCCAGCAAAACCGTTGGCCGACACGACAGAGACGCTAGTGACTGTGCCAGTTCCATAAGGTAGCGCAGGAATGTCAGCGGCCACCAAAGCCCTGAATGTAGGAACACCAGATGAGCCATTAGGTGCGGCCAGCACATAGTTGGCTGTTTTGGCAGCGTAGGGGTTCTGAGTGTCACCGTATCCAGAAGCCAAGCTGATCGCAGGTGTTGTGCCGCCAGACGACACGACAGGCGATGTGCCTGTGACAGATGTGACTGCGCCAGCTGTGCTTATAGGAGCATTTTCCCAGCGCTGTTGGACTGAGTCATAAATCAGCACATCATTATTGGCTGGTGTTGGTGCGTAAACGTCAGAAAGTTGGCTGACCAATGGCTCGGCCTGAACTCTGACAAAGACAGAGCCAGAACCTGCTGTGGCTGCATTGACGACTGCGGCCACCACAATGTGTGGAAGTGGTGCGGTCGGTTGCGTCTTGGTCAATCCACCAGCAAATGATGGGTTGTAGTACAAAATGTCACCATCTGCCCAGACCTCACCATATGGTGTGCCAGTAGTGTTAAAACCTCGCACCAGTCCGAAACTGGAGACCAATCCAAATCCATTGTTTGCAATTGCTTCTGCGGCCACACCCATGATGAGCTGGCCGTTTGTCACGCCAGTCGATGGCTTGCCCTTGAGCACGCCAGACGCACCAACAGAGCCATCGAACATCACAAGCTCACCTTTGGCAATAGCTGCTGATGCCTTGATGTAGTAATACTGTGCCTCGCCAATGGATTGATTGACATCTGGTGTCATATCCAAGTTGAGCGTGTATCCACCATTCCAATGCAATCTTCCGACCTTGTTTACAGGATAAGGAGCATTACTGTTGAAATCAATGTAATCCGTCACCACCGAGTTGTTGTTTTCGATAGCTGGCGCAGTTGCAATCAGTTCAAGCGTTCGAGCCAATTGAGCCACGGCATCCAATGCCTGCTGCACCTTGGCGTTGAGTACAGCATCCTCGACTGCGGTGTCTTGGGCCAGCGCACTTAATTGTGCAAGAGCCTCATTTGCTGTGGCCGCTGCTGTGTCTGCCTGGTACTCAAAGTCAGTTCCGACAATGACCTGAAGTGCATCAACAGCGGAAAATAACAACTCAAACTGTCTGATTTGTTGTTGATCAGTCAAAAACTGCGAGAGTTGATCTCGCGTTAGGTTAAGTTTTCGGGATGTTGGTGCGGTTGCCATTAGTACACCAATGCCTCGATCTGGGCTTCAAGACGAACAAATGACACGTGGGCATCACTATCACCACGGAAGCGCTGAATGCGCCAGTTGCGCATATGCCCTTGCTGAAACCATGCAAGGCGCTTGGCTGTGTTTCCTGTGGTTCCAACACTGATGCTGCGATCTTGGCTCCATGATTTTCCATCAAGCGAGTAACTAGTGCTGATCTGTGGATTGGTGCCAATGGCCACGCTGCCGGTTAAGCTGACCAGCTCCAGCTCATTGAAGATTGCGCCATTGCTTTCGTTGTAGACAATCAGCGTGCCAAATTCCCAGCGCACCTGTTGCCCCCAATGTTCACCAGTGCTTTGCACAAAGTATCCGATTGAGTTGGATTGAGGATCACCAACCAGCCACTTGTCATAGCACCAGACCATGTTGCGTGCGCGGTACTGTGAAAAGCCAACCACGGTGGTGGTCAGTGTGAACCAGACTTGTTCACCAAGCGCTTCAGATGCCGATGCGTCATAGACTATGGTGCGATCTGGAAGGTGCACATAAAGGTGTTCATGGTTTTTGTCATTTCGTGCTTCGAGCTTGACAGTGGCCAATTGCGCTTCTGTATATTGCAGGAGCAAATTGTCGATTTCTTGCGTGCTGATCTTTTGAGTGACAGCTGCTGCACCAACATAGATGCCTGGCGCTTCATTGCGGCCACCACCCAAAAATGCAATGCGCTCAATATAAACGCAACATCCAAATGTGCCGATCACGCCCTTTTGAATTTGAGCGCCTTCAATGCGTGCAAATGGAAAAAGCTCACCACCCACGTTGTCGAACACTTCTATGGTGTTTCGGTTGAGTGCATAGATTTCGTTGCGCAGTTTGAGCAGTGCGACAACTGGATCGGGATCAGCTTCTGCACTGCCGTATTTCAGAGGATTGACGACCAATGGATCAGACAACTCTGTGACAACCAAAAACTCGCCATCGGTGGTCATGAAGTAACCATCCACCCATGCCACATCAAGCACCACACCCAAATCTGGGTCGGTGTTTTGCGTGAGAGTTAATAAAACTGGGTCCCAGAAATACAGACGGCCACCAGACGCAATGGCTAGCAGATCGAAGCTGTAGTCGAATGTCACCAAGGTATCAACTGGACCACCAACATCACCCAATGTGGTCACAGTACCGTTGCTGGCCACAGATACCAGCTTGGTTCCCATGACTCGGTAGCAGACACCATTCCAATTAATGCCACCACGATCGATGCCTGGTCCTGTGCCATTAGCCACAATGCCATCGCCTGGTCGCAGGAATCCATTGCTGATGCCAGACTTCTTTGGCACCGGAATCATATTGACAGGATAGCTGGTGCGAAGTTCTGGTGTGTTGTCAGCGTAGATGCCGTTTAGGATTGGGATTTGCATGGCTTACCACTTGACCTTGTTGGCCCAGTACGCTGCGCTCATCTTGCCCTTGGCAATGTTCTCAGCGTGCCTGGCCTTGAATGATTCTCGACGAGTCTTGTCTGCTTTGGACTCGCCTTCCTTCTTTGGAGACCCAGACACGCCCTGCTGACCAAAGCGAATTGTCTTCACTTGGTCACCTGCCTTGGCCACGACAACGTGGCTTTTGGTCGGATGCGATGGTGTGCGCTTAGGCTTGTTGTAGCCTTCCACGCCAACACGAGCAAGTCTTGAGTCTTTGGTGGCCATTAGATGCCGCCTTCTCCTGTGGCCACATTCAATGTGGTGCCAGAAGCAGAGATGTGAGCCAACTCGGTGTCTTCAGTAGATTTGCGAATAATGATCTCGCTGTTTGCACGAACTGGGATGTCAGCTGTAGTTGCTGCACCACCGCCAATGCGAACATAGCAAATGTTTGCACCACTGTTGACCAGTCGGACTGCTTTGTCCTGTTGGTTGATGGTAATGCTTGCGGATGTTGCCGCAGGTGTGACAACTTGGTTTGAGCCAAGGCGCTGACTGAATTGATTGACTACAGACATGGTTTTCTCCTAAGAATTAAGCAACGCGATACCACGAATTTGTGGCTTGGTAAAAGCGCATGGTGAAGAACGCATTGGCTGCCAATGTTGTTGGTGCGCCATATGTGTTAGCTGCGCCATTGGCTGCAAGCGTAAAACTAGTGATGATCTGTGTGGTTGTCACCAGCACTTGAGTGCCATCAGGCACGCCAGTGTTCAATGGCAGCGTGACTGTGCCTGCGGCCAGAGTGCCAGCAGGCTGGATGACCATCCACTGCTGTTCGCTGGTAGGCGTTGGAACGGTGATGTTGAAGCCAGTGCCTGGTGTGTACAGGTTGGTGGCCACGGTTGGTGCTGCAAAGGTCTGCTCAAAATATTGCAGCAGTTGCGTGATCGAAACTTTGCGAGCATCACCATTATTGGAGACATAAACCGGAAGCAGATCACCGCCAGAGACTTGGCTGATGCCTGATAGTTGATTGATTGTTGGCATGATTGTGTTTCCTCAGTTGAATTCGAGTGGGCCATCTTGACCGGCCAAGACTGGATCGACTGGCGGACGGATGAAAGGATTGTCGTATACGCGCCAAGGCTTGTTGCCTGCGCCTGCTGGCATTGTGCTTGGGAGTTGTTGCTCCATTGGCATTGCCGCACGCGACAGCAGGGTGTTATAGGACTCCTTGGCCGTGGCCTTGGTGTCTGGCATGACCTGCTTGCCGTAGCTCGGTGCCAGTTTGATGGCCAAGTTTGTGTAGATGGCCTCGTTGGATGAGTCAGGCACGTTGGTCTGCTCGTCCAGATCGCTGTCTTGAGGGCTGGATGGCAGTGGGTAGCCGAGGCGAATGCCAAGTGCGTTCCATGCTGCAATCATGGTGTCCAGCCTGCGCAGTGCGGATTGCAACTGCTCTGGGGTCAGATCAAAGACGTAGGAGGCTAGGCCAATTTCCTCGAAGGCCTGTGCGACGAATTGGCGTTTTGTCCATCCCATGTCATTCTCCTGTGTTCTCAGACAATCTGTCTTGGATCAATTGTCCCAGTTTTTTGTCTTTTGTGCGACCATCAAAGCGAATTCCGAGTTCTGTGGCCTTGGCCTCAAGTTCCTCGCGAGTTGGCGCTGCATCGTCTTCTGGAACGATGGCCTGAGTTTCAGCGGCTTTTGCCGCTGCCTCGGCCTGCTCACGCAGCAATCTGTGATTGATGCCGTCGATGGGCTTGGATGGCTTTCGGACCTTGATAGGCTTTTTATTCTTTGCGTACCTTGGCATGAGAATGATGTCTTGCATCACTTAGCCTTTCTTTTCATGGGCTTTGCTGTTTTTGCTGCGGCTTTGAAAGCTGCGGCTGTAGGTGCGCCCTTTGTGCCTGGCTTGCGCATGCGCTCAGGTGTCTTGCCTGCGGCCTTCTGGTCTGCAATACGCTCACGCTTGGCGTGAATGTTGGCATAGAGACCGGACTTCATTTCATGGCCTTCTTTGGCGCTTTGCTGGGCTTGCCTGCGGCCTTGGCTGCTTTGGTGGCCACATTCAATGCGATGGCCACGGCTTGCTTCATAGGCTTGCCTGCTTTCTTCTCGGCTTTGATGTTCTTGCCGATGGATTTGCTTGAATAACCTTTTGTCAATGGCATGGTGTGCTCCTATTGAGAAAGGGGGGCCGAAGCCCCCCAGTCTATTTTGCTGGATTACTGGTTGAACAACAAGATGCCGGACATCTCGGGGTTCTTGTTAACCACACCGAACAGCGTGTCCATACGATACTTGATCGTCATGCTGTTGATGTCGTACCACTTTTGCAAGACCAACTCAATGCCTTGGTCTGTGCTTGCACGCATCACTGCGACACCAGCGTCAGAGGGCACTGCGTAACGGCCAGGCAAGATTTCCAAGGAGTCACGCTGCCAGAACACGTTCACAGAAGCTGCGTTTGCGTTCAAGAAGGTGATTGCAGAAGTGTTGGAAGCTGGATCGACTTCCACGTTCTTGTATTGCTTTTGAGCATCTGTTGCACCGCTTTGAGCGCCAATGATAGGAGGAGTGATGGTCATGGTGGTGCTGGAATCAACAGACACAACACGGAAAGTCTTCAACTGACCAGTGCTTTGCTTGGTGATGTGGTGCACAGCGTACACGCCTGCGATCTTGAATGCATCGCCAGCAACCACGCCAGTGGTCGAGGAGACGGTCACGGTCTGGAAGCGGTTGTCCACGTTGATCTGGCCGCCCACAGCTGTGGAAGTGGCTTGAGGAGCGTAGTTCGCTTGTGTGCCTGAACCGCTTGTGTCGATGGTGATCGAGCCACCACCGCCAGCAGCTGCCAAGCGGTTTGCGTAGTCCATCTTGTAGGTGTCGAAGCCTGCGACCATGCCAACGTAGTTGCGCTCGTATGCCTTGTCAGACTTGGCATTGCCGAACGAACGGCTGGCTTGAGACAAGTTACCGGCCAGACCGTTGTAGTCACGGCTAGACAAAGCCATGAAACGATCGTAGTCAGGCACGCCTTGCTCGTTCATGATGGTGTCGCACAAAGAGACATCGTCATAGTCACCAGCAGCGCCACCGATAGGCACAACCAAAGAGCCGAGGTTTGCAGCAGAGCTCATGATGGCAACGTTGATGTCAGAGGCCAGCTTTTGCTTGGCGCTCTCACCCAGACGGCCTTCTTGCAACGCATCGCGCAACTCAAGGGCAGTCATTTCCCAAGGCACAGTCTTGCTGTAACCCAAGGTGGCAGGAACGGCCAACTGTGTCATGCCTTGGTATTGGCCAGCGATAGTCGTGCCAGGAGTGCTGGAGATAGACTGGGCAATGTAAGGCTGGGGACGCCAGATGGTGTTGTTGGCGCGTTCCATCATTGTCTGATCTGTGTTGTAGATGTTGACATGACGAGACAAAACCAGCGCGTCTTGGAAGCCTTCGAGGAGGTCTTCAAACGCAA